TACATTGATAAAGAAAACGGCAAAGAAACCATTGTTGCTGTTGAAGATAATGATGAAATGATTAACCCATTCGGTGTATTGCCTTTTGTATTCTTGCATAATGGTTGGAGAGATGAATCTTTTTGGGATAAATACACAGGTGATGACCTAACGGGTGGTACAATTGATATGGCAGTTCATCTGACGTTTTTGAATCACATCATCAAGACACAATCATTCAAACAATTAGTTGGTAAAGGTGACAACGTGGGTGAATTGCTCGGACAAGTATTAGACCCTTTGAGTATCTTAACTCTAACTGGTCAGAATACAGAGATAGACGTTCTTGATTTACAATCAAACTATGAACAACTAAACAAGGTTGCTAAAGACTTAGCTAATGACATTGCTGTTGCTTATGGCGTATCACCTAACCAATTCAGAATGACTGGTTCGGCTTCATCTGGTTTCGCTTTACAGATGGAAAACCTAAAGATGGACAGATTTACTGTTGAGCAGCAATCAGACTTCAAGGTATATGAAAAGGAACTGTACGCTTTAATCGTACAAGTGAGTGATTACTATGGTCAAACAATCGCTGGTGAAATGACTATTGATTTTGTAGAACCTAACTATCCAGCGAGTGAATCTGAGCAATTAGATATTGATGTTAAAGCTATTGACTTGGGTTTAACTTCACCGCACAAAGTATTGATGCGTAATAACCCAGACTTAACAGAAGAAGATGCTCGTGTTGATGTTGATGATAATATCAATGCTCGTAACGATATGCTTAACAAGGTTAAAACTGGTGGTTCATTAAACGATACGATGGCAGCACTTGGATTAAATGCCAACGCTTGATGCAATTTATAACCAATCTCAAAACGAGGTTGATGCTTTTATACGTCAATTTGAGGGTGAGATTGAAAAAGTCTTTGAACGTGTTAAACGAATCTCACAATCTAAACTTGCTGGACTAAGCCAAGGTGATGTCCTAAAGTATGAGTTTATCTGGCGTGAGTCTTTACAAGAAGCTGGATATTATGAATTAGTTAATGATTTAATTGATAAGCAGTTTGATTCTATTTACTCTGGAACTATTCAAGCGTTTGAAGCTGGTGGATTAAAGACAGCGTTCACAGCACAAGATGCTTCTAAGATTCAGATATTGAAACAAATGAAACGTGATTTCTTTATTCGTCTTGGTGATGATGTTGGATTAAGCGTTAAGCGTGAGTTATATAAATACGCTATATCAGATGCTTCTATTGATACAATGACTACTGGTATTGCTCAAACATTAGAGGGTTCAAACCTAGCTAAGTATTCAAAGACTTATGCCAGAACAGCAGTCCAAGAGTTTCAACAAGAAGTGATTGATTTACGTGCTGCTGATATTGAAGATGGTGTTTGGGTCTATGTTGGTGTTAGTGATGGTAGAACTAGAGATTTTTGTCGTAATGTATTGAAGCGTAATAAGTTCTATGATGATGGTGCTAAGAACCGTATAGAAAACGACCAAGATAGGGCATACAACTGCCGTCATAGGTTCTATAAGATGGATAAACAAGAAGCTGAAGCAAATGGGTATAAAGGTAACTAAAACGCCTAATTGGGGCAAATACAAGAGCCGTCTTAAAAAGACTGATAGTGCTTTATATTCGGTTGCTGAAAGTATTATTGTTGGCATTATTAATCGCACTCAATCTGGCAAAGATAAAAACAAGAAAGGCTTTAAAGGATATTCAAAGAATTATGATAAGACTGGAACTGTTAATCTAACTGATGGTGGCACAATGCTTCACGCTATTGACCGTAAGAAAATCACATCTGGTGTTAAGTTATACTTCCCAGATACAAACGAAGCAAGAAAAGCATACGGTAACCAAGTAACTTATGGTCGTAAGTTCTTTGGGTTAGATAAAAAGCAAAGAGAATTGATAAAAAGTAAACTTGGAAGATTTATTGTCAAAACAACCAAATAGTGTTATTATTAATTAAACAAATTACAATTTAAGAGGTAAAAGTTATGCCAGACGTGGATACTACGGAAACAGTCGAAACTCCTAAGACAGAAAATGAGGTGGTTATATCACAATCTAAACTTGACAGTTTGATTGACAAAGGCTTTAGCAAAGGTGCAAACCGAGCAAAGAACGAGTTAGCTGAACAGTTAGGTGTAGATTCAATTGAACAAGCGAGAGAGTTGATTAACGCTAAAAGAGATGCTGATGATGCTAATAAGTCCGATATGGATAAGGCTGCTGAACTGATTAATACGCTTAATAGTACGATTGAGGGCTTGGAAAGTAACAACAAAGCGATTATGGCTGATATGGCTGTTCAAAAGGTTGTTGCTGAAAACGGTATTAATGATGCTGATTACTTCAAACACTTATTAGCACAAGCTAGTGGTAGTGAAGACTTTGAACAAGACGCATTCATTAACCAATTAAAAGGTGATAAACCTTACTTGTTTTCTGGAGGTGAAGTTCAACCAAAGAAAGTAGATGCGACTTCTAACCGAGCATCATTAGATGTAGGTGAAAGAGTTAAGTCTGCTACAACGATGGCTGAACTATACGCTCTCCAGAATGAATTATAAATAATATTCTTTAGGAGAATAAAATGGCTACAAATACAAAAACAACACTATCGGATTCGGTAGTAGATTTAATGAACCAAGCGGTTATCGTTTCTGGTAACTCTTACAACAAGATTGACGCATACGCAACAATCAGACAAGACGATATGGCGAACTCAATTGCGTTCACCGTGTTCTCAAGAATGTCAAAAGCAACAACTCCATTAACTGATGGTACTGATGCTTCTTCAACAACTATGACTGATACTAAAGTTACTTTGACTATGGACGAGTACGGTTCTGTAATCACTTCAACTTCATTAGCTAACATCTCTACTGCTGGTAAAGCTGATTTAGCTGCTGCTGAGTTAATCGGTGTAAACCTTGGTGAAACAACTGATGCTTTAGGTCTTGCTGTTGTTGAAGCTGGTACTAATACTATCGCTGCTGGTACTTCTGGTACTTTAGCTGCTGCTGATATGCGCTCTGCTTACACAGCATTGGCTAACGCTGGTATTGCTAAGTTCCCAGATGGTCGTTACGTTGCTTTCGTTAATCCATCACAAGTATCTGACATTAAGGCAGACTACATTGCGATTGCTCAAAACACAGACATCGGTCAAGCGACTTCTGGTGTTGTTGGTGCTTTAGAGGGTTTCACTATTGTTGAAGACTCTAACGTAGCTACTGGAAAAGTTTCTTGTTTCGGTATGAACGCTCTTGGTAAGGCTGTTGCTTTATCTCCAGAGTTTAGAAGTTCTGAGGGTAATGACGCTCTAAATCGTGAAGTTTCTTTAGGCTGGTATGGCGTATTGAAATATGGCGTAATCGACCAGAACGCTCTACGCGTTATCACTGGAGCGTAATTGATGTTGGGCAAGGTAGCTAAAAAAGCAGTAGCTAAAAAGGCTACTAAGCTTCAATTGAAAGCAATTTGTGATGGTTCTCACGGCATTGACGGTAACATCTACACCTATAAAAAAGGCGATGTTGTTACTTTATCTAAGAAAGCACACTTTGACTCTATGAAAGAGTTATCGTGTCTGGACGAGGTATAGACAATGGCGTGGGTGCTTAAAAATGCGGACATCATTGCGGCACTACCAATACTGGCAGACCACTATGAAAAGGCTGATTCTGGCTCTACAACTCAACTTGTATGTAGTAGATTAACTCTACTTACAGAGGGTGAAGTTAAAGGGGCAATTATTGGTTTTATATCTAGTGATACTGCTGGTACTGATGCGGTTGTTACTTCTTATGAAGGCGGTTCTGGTACATTTGGATTTGCGGCATTATCTAATGCTGTTAATGGTTCAACTGGATTTGGAATTGTTTACATAGACTTTACATCATTCATTAATAGGGCATACGATATCATTAAAAATGAGATGCGTAATCGTGGCTTAGATATTGATTTATTTCTAACAACTACCCAAGTGAAAGAACTTCATTTGACTAAGACGTTAGAATTAATTTGTATGTCTAAACGACAAAATGCCGATACTGATGATATTTATCACGAATCATACTTAGTCTTCAAAGAGAATTACGAAAGTGAATTAACTACTTTGAAAGCTGATTATGATACTGATGAAGATGGTACTGTTGAAGAAGCAGAGAAAAAACAATCTAATCAAGTGGTATTGATAAAATGATAACGCTATTACAAAAGAAAGGCTTTCGATTTACCAATAAAGACACGCTCAATAATCGTGAATTTCGTAAGTTGGATTCTTCTTTTGAACAGAGCGAAACGATGTCTACTTTTGATTATCCTGTATTCGATGTAGTTGAAAGCTTCGAGTTACATCTCGTTGAAAAAACTTACAGAGAGTCAGCGTTAAGAGAGATACTTGATTTATCAAGGACAGAAGGTCGTGATGATTTATATATGATTGATATGAACAGTTATGTTGATGATGGTTATATAAAAGAACAAACTGGCTACGATGACATTTCGGTGGAAGTCGAAAGCGATGAGCGTGGTTATTGGATTACGTTTACAACAATAAAACAAGGAGTTACATAATGGCTATTAAAGGTTATCAAGGCAGTATTACAGTTGCTGCTGGTGCTATGGGCAATGCGAAAGCGTGGTCTTTAGATATCAGTCAAGAAACTGTTGATACTACCGATTTCGGTTCAAGTGGTTGGAAAGAATCAGTATCAACTTTAAACAGTTGGTCTGGTTCACTTACAGCTATCTTTGATGCTTCTGGCACAGCCGAGGGTGCATTACAAACTGGCTTAGTTGCTGGTTCTGTAGTTGCTCTTGTCTTACAAATGGGAGATGGTACTGGTTCATACGATGTATATACTGGTAACGCTAACATTACAAGTCAAAGCGTCACAAACGATGTGAATGGTATTGTGGAGGTTTCTTTCAATTTTGAAGGAACTGGCGCACTAACAATCGCTTAATTTGAGAGGGAGGGGCAACCCTCCTTTTTTATCTATGGATAAATTATTAAAAGCACTCGAAAAAGAGAGTAAGGATATTCGTTCAGCCGATATGGTTGTAAACGGAAAGGTTCATCAAATCTATTATCGTATTATGTCTGGAGATGACCACGCTAGAGCGTTAGAGTTATCAAAGAAAACCAAGACAGTAAAAGAAACAGACGGTTCATCTACTGAACTATCTTATTACGATGATGATTTGTTACGTTCATATATCATTTACTTTCAAATGTTAGACAAAGACGGTGAGCGTGTTTTTAACAATTTAACTAAAATACAATGGATTAAAGATAACATTGCTTATGAAACTTCCAGTTATCTGGCAGCAGTAATGGGTCTTAAATCTGTATCTGATATAGTTGAAGAACAACAAGAAGTCTTAAAAAAGATGAATGGCTAAAGGCAAAGGCTTTTCTAGCTTTTGAACTCGGTAAGTCCATCTCTGAAATAAACGCATTGCCGATGTCTGAAATTGGTACACTACTATCATACAAAATAAACGCTAATAAAGAGGTAGATAATGGCAACTGAAAAGATTGAAATTGAAATTATTGCTAAAGGCAAACCAGCAGAGAAAGCAATCAAAGGTGTTGAAAGTAAGACTAAGAATTTAGGAAGTCAAACTAGAAAGACTGGAAAAGAAGTTGATGGCGTTCTAACAAGAATGAAAGTTGGTTGGATTGCTGTAGGTGCTTCAGTTGTTAAGGCAGTATCAGAAGCTGCTAAATTTGAACGTGCTTCTATTGGTTTATCAGTTGGTCAAAAGCGTTGGGCGCAAGAAATGTCATTAGCGACAGATGTTCAAGCTGAACAAGTTGCTAGTTTCTTAAAATCTGCTCAAACCGCTGGTCTTGCTGAAGACCAAATGAAAGAATTAGCCAAGCAATCAATTGCTCTAGGTTATGCGTTCCCAGCAGAAAGTGCTGAAACACTAAACGACAATATGATTATGTTAGCCAAAACTGGCGAAGCACAGGGTTTTGTTGTTGATATCCTAGAACAAAAATATGCTGGTCTTGGCGAAGATATAAATACTCTTGATTTAAAAACTAAGTCTTGGGCTGAAAAAATGAAGTTGGTAGGTGAAGTAGCCGAAACATCTCAAAAGCAGATGGACGCTTCCAAATATAAAGATTTAAATGCAATGATTGGTTCTATGGACAGAGCCTTTGTAGATGTTGGTGATACTCTTGTTATGTTAGCTAGTGATAGTGGTGGCTTCAATTTAATTAAGAATATTATTGATGGTGTTAGTGTAACTATTCAGTTCCTTGGTGCTGGTATTAAAACCATTGCTACTGATATTGGTGTATTACTTGAAAAACTTGGTGTTATCCACGAAAAACAAGTCAAAGAAATTGACTTAATCAAAGAAAAATTATCTGTTGATGAACAATTAGCAAAATTAACTGTATTAAGATTAACCTTAGAAAAAGACTTAACTATTGCTACTGGTAATTATAGAGAAGCTGTATTAAAACAAATTGAAACTGTTGATGAACAAATCAAAGGTTTAAATGAATATGGCGATGCTCATCATTTCGTTAAAGAAAAGATAAAAGAATCTAAAGAAGCACATCAAGAACTAGACAAAAAGATGCTCGAACTTAACGATAGAGGTAAAGATGTAGCCAAGAGTTTAAGTGGTTATTTTGCCAATATGGTTACTGGAGTTAAGACTTCATTCGCTGATATGGCTCGTAGCATCATTGCTAGAATGCTTCAAGTTAGAATGGAAGCATTAATAACTCAATCAATTGCTAATGCTGCTGGTTCTGGTGGTATTTTAGGTACTATTGGTGGCTTCTTTACATCACATACTGGTACTCCAGAAGTTAAACATACTGGTGGTATGATTGGTGTTCCGTCATTTCATTCTGGATTTAGAAGTGATGAACGTCTTGCTAAACTACAAGTTGGTGAAGCGGTAATCAACCGTGCTGGTGCTGCAAGAAATGCCGATACTATTGATGCTATGAACTCTGGTATGGCTGTTGGTGGTAGTGGTGCTAATGTTACTACTGCTGAAATTAACTTCAATGTTCAAGCAATTGATGCTTCTTCATTTAATAGCTACCTTGTAAACAATAGAGGTACAATTGAAGGAATTATTAATTCATCTTTGACATCTAATGGTTCAGTTCGTAGAACAATCAAACAAGTAGTCTAATGGCATTACCAAATCTAACAACATCATTGTTGTATAAGCATAGCCACGTTCAAGTAGAAGAATGGACTAAACAGGGCAGTTCATTACAGTTTAATTCTGGAAAGAATCAGCGAATAGTTAGTAATACACTACCAGCTATTGAAATGACTATTACCTATAAGAACATTCCACATTCGACATTTGTTGTTATTAGAAACATATACCAAACTAATCATTCAAATACGTTTGAACTAGACACAACAGCTGAAGAAGACTTAGCATTAATAGACCCAAGACGCAACCATTTAGACGATGACAATGTAAGTGTTTGGGCGTTTAAAGACTTTAAATTCAAGGTTGATACTGGTATTACATATACTGGAACGATTAAATTAATCAGTTCTGTATTCTTTGACTTTACAGAATATCAATCTGCATTTGCTCAGACTTCTACTTATTCTCCAGTAACTTCAACTAGCACAGTATTTACGTCTTTACTGACAAATTATGCTCAACCCTACCAAGTAGATTACGAATACATAAACAACTCTGTATTCTCAAATATAGGACAGTCAGCACGACATATTAATGACAAAGGTGGACTACGTAAGATGTGGTCATTATCTTGGCTATTAAGTCAGTCAGACTTTCTTGAATTGTTAAAATTCTACCGTCAGCGTGGTGGCATTATGAGTAAGTTTGGTATGCCAGAATTAGGTTATGGAGTGTCGGATACTACTGATGCTATATTTATGACTGATTCATTTAAATATGACAAACGTGTTGATGGTCTATATACTTGTAAAGCAGACATAATTGAGGTGTTATAGTGAGCAAAACGATAACAAATAATTCTCGTTCAGATAACCAATTAGCAATACTACATCTATTTGAGTTTCATATGGATAAAGACCTAGATGGTAATGTTGGCGAAGCTGGTGAGATATTGTACTTTACAGACCACGATATATTTGTAACTGATGGTACTAATGAACATACGCCTTTAGCTATTACGTTTGATAGACTAACTGAAGATTTCTCTATGTCATCTGATACAATTAATATAGCTATTGATAATATTAATGGTGCTTTATCAACAGAAGCAATTGCTAGTGAATGGCGAAACAACCCAGCCAAGATAACTAGAGTTATGTACACACCACCATCACAAACATTAGATAGTGACAACTATGACTATGGATTAGTTCATTATGAAGCAGCTACTACCTATCCACGTTTAGACATTAGTTCTGTTACTAAAGATGTATATACATTGTTCGAGGGTGTAATTGATACTTTTAACGCTAATGAACAAGCTTTGAATGGTACTTTAACAACAAAGTTTAGCCATTGGAATAAAGCATATCCAACAAGAACATATAATCAAAATGAATTTACATCAATTGTAGACGCTATTAATGAAACAATTTACTGGGGCAGACAGGAAACAGTATGACAAAATATGTTGTTCAAGTTAAAGATTGTTTTTCAGCAGTATATAAATATCTTGATGATAAATACACAATACCGCATAAATGGCGTGAGTGGACTATTGAAGATATGGATATATTCCTTTCTCAAAACAAACAGTTTTTAAGCCGTAAAGACCACATTGGTTTCTTTAGAAGCTTTTGCTCAAAAGTGAAAGACCCTAAAAAAGACGATATAGTGCTTACACGTACTTCAGTTGGTGTTGTTATCAACCAATTCACTTACTGGGTTTATAACGAAGATTTGGGACGCATTGAACATCTAAAATTAGATGACAAGTGTTTAATTATGAGGATTAATAATGGGTAGTTCATTAAAAGCTATTGTTGGAATTGGACTAATGATTGCCGCTCCATATTTATCACCAATGCTTGTAGGTGCTGGAGCGACTGCTCTTGCTATTACAGCTACTACTGTTGCTATTTCATTGGTTGGCGCTTCTATTGCTGGCTCAGCTATGGCAGCAGATACTAGCGACATTGGAGGTGTTGAATCATATTCTGGTGTTAAATTACAGACACAGAAATCAAATACTAATCCAGTACCTATTATTTATGGACAAAACAAATTAGCTGGTAATATTATTTATCAAACATCTAATCATTTTATTAGTAATGATAACGCTGCTAAAGGATATAATCGTGATTATTGGGCGGTAATTGTATTTGCTGGACATTCAATTGATACAATGGTTGATATATGGTCTGGTGATAACAATAATTTAGTATTTGTTAATAATGGTGTAATAGAAACAGAAGAATATGTCCATATTAATTGGGGATATACTACAACAGCAACAAATATTCACGACCTTTATTTTGTAACACTCCAAAGTGGAGGTAATTCATCGGGTGCAACAATTGGTCTTGATAGTATTAGCATTCCAGCCAACTGTTCTTATTTATTAGTTCATCAAGTATATGATGGTTCACAAAATGCAAACACACAGTTAGACAATATTCTTGTTGAAGTTAAAGGTAAAAGTATCAGGTCAATGACTAATGCAACTACTATTAATTCTACGTTAGCATATTCAAACAATCCAGCAAATATCATATTAGATTTACTTGTTAATGCTTTATCTGTTAATGATGCTGATATTGATAAGGCTTCATTTTATCAAGCACAACAAGATTGTATTGCTAATGGTTGGACTTGTAATGTGGTTCTACTTCAACAAGCTAATATTCAATCTATTATTAATGATGTATTGTCTACTTGTAGAGGTCAAATTGTTCATTCTGGCACTCAATGGAAGCTAAAGATTGATACTAAATCTCAAACAAGTGTAGCAACTCTTGATGATGATGATTTTCTAAGTAATACTCTGAATATTTCAATGAGCGGTAATGGTGATATTGCTAATAAAATTATTCTTAAATATGTTAATCCAGCTGATGAATGGTTATCTGCTCAAGTTGTTAAAGAAGATACAACATTACAGTCTTGGGACGGTCAAACTATTGAAAAAGTATTAGATATTAAAGGTATTACTAATCAAACACAAGCCAATGAATTAGCGGAAATTACTTTAAATACAATGCGTTATACTGAAGATGCCTTGGGAAATCGTATTAAACAAACTCCACTTGTGTTATCATTTGCTACAACGGTTAAGAACGCTCATTTAGAGGTTGGTGACATTATTACAATCCAGCACGATATACTAAACAGAGATAGAAAATTTATGATATTATCTACTGAAACCGACCAGAGTGGATTAATTCAAGTTTCAACTCGTGAATATTGTGAAACACACTACAAGAATTCATCTGGCACTTATTTAATATAAAGGACTAAATTATGGCAATTACTACAAGAAGCGGCAAAGGTTCAGCACTAACACATAGTGAAATGGACGCTAACCTAACTGCCATTACAGAAAAAACATCTGCTACTGGTTCGGTTAAAGGTTCATCTGGAACGACAGCACAAAGACCAGCAACACCAGTTGAGGGTTATACAAGATTCAATACTGATTTAAACAGACAAGAAACTTATAACGGTTCTGCTTGGATTAACGCAATTAGTGCTGTTAATACAGATACATCAGATATGTCATTTGTGATTGATGAAGATACTATGACATCAGATTTATCAACTAAAGTACCGACACAACAATCGGTTAAGGCTTATGTTGATTCACAAATTCAATCAAAAGATGCTATATCTGAACTATCTGGTACATTAGATGATGTTACTGACGGCTCAACTTATGTTAAGTCTACTAACGACTACTCTGATGCTGAAAAGACTAAGCTAGGTAATATTGAAACAGCAGCAACAGCAGACCAAACAAACACAGAAATTAAAACAGCGTATGAAGCTAATACAGACACAAACGAATTTAGTGATGCTGAACAAACAAAATTAAGTGGTATTGAATCTAATGCTACTGAAGACCAAACTAATGCTGAAATTAAGACTGCTTATGAAGCAAACTCTAATACTAATGTTTACACAGATACAGAGAAGTCTAAGTTAGCTGGTGTTGAATCTGGTGCTGACATTACTGATACTGCTAATGTAGCTTCTTCTGGTGCTGTAATGGAGTCTGATACAACTACGGCTTCAATGTCGTTTGTAATAGACCAAGATGATATGGTTGCTGATAGTAATACTAAAATCCCAACACAACAGTCTGTTAAAGCCTACGTTGATTCACAAGTACAATCTAAAGACTCATTAAGTGAGTTGAGTGGTAATTTAGACGATATTACTGACGGCACTACTTATAAGAAATATTCGGCTACTGAAAAAACTAAACTGTCTGACATTGAAGCTAGTGCTGATGTAACTGATACTGCTAATGTTGTTTCCGCTTTAACAGCTGGAACTAACGTAGCTATTGCTGGTGATGGTACTATTTCATCAACTGATACTAATACGGTTTATACTCACCCAGCTAATCACGCTATTAGTGTAATCACAGGATTGCAAACAGCCTTAGATGCTAAAACAACAGAGTCATACGTAGACACACAAATTACTAATATTATTGGTGCTGCTCCAGCTGCTTTAGACACATTAGCAGAAATTGGCGATGCGCTTAATGATGATGCTGATTTTGCTGGTACTATGACTACTGCTCTAGCTGGTAAAGTAGACGATAGCCAAGTATTAACTAACGTGCCATCTGGTGCTGTATTTACAGACACTAATACTGTTTATGATGATACTGCTATACAAGCAGAGGTTGATTTAAACACAGCTAAGACAGGCATTACTTCAGCACAAGCATCAGCTATTACAGCAGCACTGCCTAAAGCTGGTGGCACTATGACTGGTAATATTGTCTTAGGCTCTAATACTATTGATGGTTTAGATATTAACGTAACAGCCACAAGTAACCTAGGATTAGGTACTGGTGCAGTTGATTCTATTACTACTGGTGATTATAACGTAGGTGTTGGTGATAATGCTTTGACGGCTGTTACTACTGGTGAAAAGAATGTAGGTATTGGTGATACAGCTTTGAGTAGTACTACCGCTGGTAACTACAACACTGCTAGTGGTTTTCAATCAATGCGATATAACACCCTCGGTGGTAGAAACACAGCAACAGGCACTTGGAGTTTATATAGTAGTACTACTGGTGTACACAATACCGCTACTGGTGTAAGTGCTTTACAAAATAACACCACAGCTGCATATAATACAGCCATAGGTTCAGCTGCTATGCTTAGTAACACCACTGGTGCAAACAACACTGCTAGTGGTTATCAGAGTTTGTTCCAGAACACCACTGGTGCTAACAACACTGCTAGTGGTTACCATAGTTTGTATAATAATACTACTGGTAATTACAACACAGCTACTGGTATGTCTTCTTTAAACCTAAACACCACTGGTGCTTATAACACTGCTACTGGTATGTATGCTTTAAAGACAAACACTACAGCTAGTTATAACACTGCTAATGGTATGTACTCTTTATTCCTTAACACCACTGGTGCAAACAACACTGCCACTGGTTATAATGCTTTGTATAGTAATACTACTGCTAGTAACAACACAGCATTTGGTTATGAGTCTTTAAAAGCTAACACTACTGGTAGTTACAATGTAGCAGTTGGTTATTTATCTTTATATAGTAATACTACTGGTGTTAATAATAATGCTTTTGGTGCTAGTGCATTAAGGTCTAACATTATTGGCGTTGAGAATGTAGCTATCGGTAACAGTGCTTTGTACACCAACACTGGTAGTTGGAATACGGCTACTGGTATGTATGCTTTATATAGTAATACTACTGGCAATAAGAATGTATCGAGTGGTACGCAGTCTATGTTCCTTAACACCACTGGTGCAAGAAATACAGCTAGTGGTTATCAGAGTTTGTATAGTAATACTACTGGTGGGTATAACATAGCTATTGGTGCTGAGGCTTTATTCTCTAACACTACTGCTAGTTACAATATTGCAGTAGGACGACAAGCAGGGTATAACATAAGCACTGGTAAAGCTAATACTGTACTTGGTTCACAAACCTATACTGGTTCTTATTCACCAGTTTTTGATATAGCAACAGAAAACAATAGGTTTGTTGCTGGTAGTACCGCAGTAACCAATGCTTATGTTAAGGTCGCTTGGACTGTTACTTCAGACCAGCGAGATAAAGCAGACATAACAAACTTCACACACGGTCTTAATTATATTAATCAACTTAGACCAGTTAATTTCGTTTGGGACGAGCGTTCTGAATATGTGAATGGTGTATCAGACGGCACTAAGAAGAAAGACAAAGTGCAGCTAGGTTTCTTAGCACAAGAGATTCAAGCTACTGAAGATTCATTAGGTATTGTTAATGATTGTGTTGTAGATAAAGAACAACCAGAAGCATTAAAAGTTACAGAAACTAAACTTATCCCAATCTTGGTCAATGCAATACAAGAGCTAACAGCAAGAATCGAAGTCTTAGAAACAACTTAACAGGAGCATAATATGCCAGAAGAAATAGAAGTACCAACAGTAGAAGAAATCGCAAACCATTACTCAGCAATGGGTGATTCAGTATCTCTAATCAACGCTGGACAACCAGAAGATATGAGTAACGAAGACTGGGCAGATACAGTAGCCCGCAACCAAGAACACCTAACTATTATGTTAGCTAAGGATTTCTGGGGCAGTGAAGATATGACAGCAGTAAACGCTGTAATTTAATACAACTATAACTATAGGAGAAGTAAGATGACGAGCAAAAAACAAAAAGACACTCAGACAATTACACTTAACGAAAAAGAATATAACGTAGCGAACTTTACAGATGAGCAGACAGCTCTAGTAAATCACGTAGCGGACTTAGAACGTAAGATTAGCCAGAGTCAATTCAACCTAGACCAGTTATCATTTGGTAAGGAAGCATTTGTTAATGCCCTAGCAGCATCATTAGAAGCTGTAGATGAAGCAGAAGTAGCATAAAAACAATTAGGGGTGAGATGCCCCAAACTAATTTAATATAAGGCACAGATGAAACCTACCGACAATAATTGGCACTTATCAAAGAGTGTATCCATAGGTCATATAGTAACAACAGCATTAGTTCTTCTAAGCATAGTTGTGTACCTAGGTGATATTGAGCGTAACGTCAGTGTCAATACAGTTGAGATTGATAATATCAAAGACTCTAGGGATAGAAACAGGGCTAGGTATGATACTATGTTTGAAAGAATTGAAGACAAACTAGACAGGTTGTTTGTATATATAACTGAGCAAAATGGGTGAATAACGACCAGCTAATGAAGATGGTGATGGGTTTAACGACCGCATTTATCATCTTTTTAGGTACTGAAATTGTTGATATACACGATAGACTAATCATACTTAATACTAAAATGACACTACTTGTTACACCACAGATGGAGATTGTTGGTAGTAAGAAGGTAGACTTTCACGAGATACGCATCAACGGTATAGAGAAAGACTTATATAAATGATATGGGTAGAACTAGCAGATAATACAGCAAGATTCTTTCTGTTTGACCCTTGGACGCTACCTATTAACTGGATTATGCTATGAAACGATTAACCGTACTATTCATAACAATAACTCTATTAACGAGTTGCTCTAGTCTTAAACTACGCAATTTGGGCAAGTCTGGTGCTTCTGCTGGTGTTGCTTATGTCATTAATCCTATTGCTGGTGTAGCTGTACTAGCGACATCAATGGCATACGATGAAATCATCCCAGATGAACCAAGTATTGACCAGATAGAAACTGAAGAACAAGCGGTAGCATTTGTTGCTGAATCTTTGTTTATGAATCTACTCTATGGGTTTGTTGCTTGGTTAGTAATAACTCTAATAGCAGTTCCATATATTCGCAGAGGTGGTTACAATAAGGCTAAAGCTAAATACAAAGAAGTTGTCTTTAAATCGGATATGAAATTATGATTAGTAAATGCGTAATAGTTTTCTCAGTAACTGTAACAATCAGTCTAGCTTCAATGGCGTTCTTTAATCAGATGATGAATATGCCACAAAAGGCGTTCCAGATGGGTGGTCAAATGATGAATCAAGGCTCTGATAAACCTTGTAAC